CGTGACCGTTAAGTTGGAGTTTGGCGTTTTTGACAAGAGAACCATTACCAGCTAAATCTAAACCATAGTTTAATTTTTGGGTTAAAGTAACATCAGCTTTTTGACCAGTAGCGCGAGGATCAGTTTCCCATAAGGATTTAAGTGGGACAGATACATCAGCCATTGTTAATTCGTGTTGATTTACAACAACATCAGTGAGAGCAATAGAAGCCCAAGCTGTAACGACACCACCATCATTAACTTCTGTAGCTCTTACATTGACAGTGATATTTCTTAATTTGCGTAATAAATTAACATTATTATTACCAACACCAGTTGATAAAAATGCTAATACTTGTGCACCATTAACAATATTATTTGCCCCTACTGTATCATTATTTGTTACAACAACATTAATTGTTTGTCCATTAGCAGTATTGCTGACGATACCAATACTGTTAGCATTAATGGGAACACCTGCATTAATTGCTCGCCAATCTTCTCCAGCAGCAGCAGCAGTTCTAACCATACCCCATGCTAATTTTCTAGCTGCTTCATCAACAGTGGCTTGTTGAGATCTAGATCCATCGTGTGCAACAAGATATGTCTGTTCACCGCTAAAAGCAGAGGATTGGGCAACCCAGACTAATTCTTTGCAAGGATGATTAAAATCTAATTTAACTTTATTGTTAGCACCAGTTAAAGTTTCTTTGCCACCGAATTGGACTTGTTCAATTAAATATTCGTGACCAACTTGAGCGAATCTTCTGCGTTCTTCAGAATCTAAATAGATATAATCTACGAGTAAAGCAGATTCAGAAAGTTCACCAGTAGATGGTGTAGCGGAAGCTTGTTTAACAATTAAATCAGCAGATGAATTTAATTTAAGATTAAATCTAACCTCATGATATTGAAGAGCAATTAAAGGTAGAGCTAAACCTGTATTTCTGTTGAACCAGAATTGAAGTGGTACATATAAAACATATGGATTGTGTTTAATAGCAAGAGATGTGAGTTCAGGAACATCACCAATCATTTTTTTGTAACCAACTTCTTGATCTAATGTATGGGTTAATTCATACCATAAATCGTACCACATACCGTAGTGTTTATCAACTTGAGAACCACCAACCGTGCATTCAATATAGTCAACTAAAGCATGACCGACACGATTTACCCATGCGACTCTCTTGTTGTCTGTTGCTGTACCATCGCATGATAAAGTTGGTAAAGTTGTCATTAAATACATCTTACCAGCTAAATCACCATTACGTAAAACTTGAACAGTGTGCATACCACCGAATCTAGCGGAATCTAATGGTTGTTCGATACATTCCATAGAAAAGTTAGTGTGACGTCTGTAGACGACTTTAAAGAAAGTGATTTGTGGATTACCAGTTAAATATACATCTTGAGCACCATAAGCAACTAATTGCATTAATCCTCCTCCCATTTTATTATATTAATATATTCAGAAAAAATATATTTTTTTATAATATTTATAAATATTACAAAAATTAATCATTTATTATAATTTTATATTGTTTTATCCTATTTTATATAATTCTATATATTTATAATGTAATAAATTTACTTCGTTTTTTATGTGGGAAAAATAATATTTATATTTTAATTTTCAATAAAACCTTGAGAAATAAAACTTTCTTCGGATGTTGCTTCTACTGGTAATCCATCAGCTATCATACCGTCTGATAGATCGTCTATTACTAAGTGATAATATCTTGGTTCTGTTCCTGTTATTTGTTTAATTTCGTCTGATGATTTTAATACTTTTAAGTTAGATAATTTCTTAGACATTAATTTTCTATATCCTGACATATTAACTGTTCTTGATGTTTCTCTTTCTGTTTCTTCAATTTCTTGTTTATATTTTGGAGTAGATTCTAATAAAATAACAGAATGACCACCTGATAGATATAAATTTTCTCTAGGTAAATTTTTGCCAAAAAAATTCATAGGGATGCATCTTGGTAGGGATTCAGGATGTGTGTTTTCAGGTCTGAAATTAAGATAACCTGCATGTAGAACTTTTCTTGGAATACCAGACAAGCCCCTGATAGATTCTCCTTGTTTTATTTGTGAAATTTGTTTATAAGTATTATCAGCCATTAGAATGCGTGTTGTTGGTAGGAAACAAGAATAAGTAGATCGACCTCCATTTGCATCTGTGCCAATTGTTAATGTATAAGTAGCATTGGTTGGTCCTAAAAATACTATTTTATACCAGCCATTTTGAGTCTGTGCTGTTGTACCATAACTATCTGTAGTAGTAGTAGTATATGCAGTTATAAATTTAATTGATGAAAAAGCGCTTGTTCTGTCAGGTACAGGTATTGCAGTATTTCCATCTTGACCATAAACATAAATATGATTATCCGCAGGTAAAGTATTTGTCGTAATGTAAATAGTTTCTTGACTTGTAGAATAATTTCTATCAACATATAAGTATAAATTTAATTCTGAACCGGTATATGAAATACTCACAGAAGTACCGATATTTTTATTATCTACAATGTTCTGGGTGATCGGATATGATGGATTACCAAAATTATTATCGTATGTATACAAACCGTCGTAAATATAATTTGGCATTTTATCAATATATTATATATAAATAAAAAAAATATTTTTATATATAAGTAAATTATTTTTATTAAAAAATAGCATTTTTAATAAAAATTATATTTAAAGACCATTTGATAAACATAAATAATATAGTGGAGATTTGATGGCATTCAAACACAGACCATGTAAAGTTAAATTTGCAAAAGAATACAAGACAGTAGATGAAATGTATAGAGACACGCTATTAAGATTTGAAGAAGTAGATAAACAGATTAAACATAATAATAAAAAAATTTTATTATTAAAAGAAAAATTAGAAACAGAAAAGGAAATACAAAATATAAAATCACAAATTGTTCAATTAGAAAAGAAAAATCTAGAATTAGAATCGAGAAATGATGAATTAGAATATTTTAATATGACAAAAGACGTATTAATAGAATATTTTGAACCAAAAACTCACGACGATGATATACCTGACGAGATTATTGAAATTATAGAAATTACAAATATTACTAATAATAATAATGATGATATTAATGATAATACAGACAATCCAGATTATAATGTAAATGTAAATGTAAATATTAATATAATTGATATATCAAACAATATTTGTGAAGATTCAGAATCAATTATAGATAGGTTAGATAGATTAAATCAATTGAATAATAAAAATATTAAAATTAAAAAACCACCTAAAAAAAAGAGAGTTCAGCCTAAATTAGAAAAAAAATCTATTTTATCATTTTTATCACAAGATTCAAGTGGTAATCAATCGACAGAACCTATTACAACAATTGTTCATGAAAAAGGTAAATTAAAAGATAAATATTTATCTTTAATAGATCCATCATATAGATGTGATAAAGTTAAAGTATCTCCAGTAAAAATATGTACAACGTGTTTAATAGAAAAAACTTTAATTCAATCAGAAGGTATATTTGTATGTCAAAAATGTGGAGTTGCAGAACATATTATTATTGAGAGCGAAGTTCCTAGCCATAAAGATGCTATGAATGAAAAACCTAAATATCCATACAATCCAATAAATCATTTAATTGAAAAATTAAATCAATATCAAGCAAAACAAACAACTATAATACCTCAAGCAATATATGATATAATTAAATTAGAAATGAAAAAACAAATGATAGAAGTAGCAGATGTAACTCCAGATATTATTCAAAAGATTCTTAAAAAATATAGAAAAAATATGTATTATGAACATCATTATTTAATTTTTAGTCATATAACTGGTACACCACCCCCTTCTTTAACTAGAGAAGAAGAAGAACAAATTAAAAAAATGTTTAAAGATACAGAAATACCATTTAAATTATTCAAACCAGATACTCGAGACAATTATCTTAATTATTCCTATGTATTAAATAAATTATTTTTAATATTAGGTGATATGAAAGATAATGACGAGTTTAAATTTAGAATGTATAACAATGCTCAATATTTTAAATTATTAAAGAGTAGAGACAAATTAAGATTACAAGATATGATTTGGAAAAATATCTGTAAATATCTTGATTGGCCATTTCACTCATCTTTCTAAAAATTTAAAATTGATATTTTTGAAAATATAAAAAATTGATTTTTAGAATTATTATTTTATATTTAGATTAAAATATAAAATATATCACTTAATGTTATTATTATTTACTTTTGTTCTATCTCTTGTTTTAACAATATGTTTTTATTATTCAACTAGAAAAAATTCAAATACACATTCAAATAATACACAAACAACAAATACTACAAATACTATATATTTTGAAAAACCAGAATCATTACCTGCACCAATTCAAATATATATCTTAGCAATAGATACTGTTTTTAATCTAAATTTAGATATGCTTGATGAAAAATATTTACTCTACAAGATAAATCAATTATGCTATAATAATATAAATAAAAAATATTATGACAAAAATATTATTCAAAATAAGAAGGATATAGAAATTTGGAAAATAATTTGTGAAAAACGCAAATGGAATTTTATTCAAAATTAAATATATCAAATTAAATATATTTAAGAAATTAGCAATTTTATTTATTATTAATGACAGAAGAAAATCAAAATCAAACAATTGAATCAACTCAATCAAGTAAGAATACATATGATGAAGATATGAAAAAATATACCAAAGTTGATAATTTAGATGAAGATTCGTTTGCTGGATTTTATCTAGTATCATTTATTTCTCCAGAAGGCATTATGAATTGTAATGTACGTGGATTAAAACTAAGAACATATAAAAATAAAGTTGTATTTCAAACTCTAGAAGAAGCCCAACAAGCAGCAGAAGAGATTAATAAAAAAGATGGTTATTTCCACGTATTTGTCGGCGAATCAGGAAAATGGATGGGTTGGGATCCTTCACCAGATGACAGAACAAAGGTAGAAAAAGAAGTATGGGCAAATAAAGACCAAAATGAAATTATGCAAGGGCTTCGTGAGAAAGAAGATAAAAAATTACAAGAATTAAATGCTCTAGTTGGAAAAAAGAAATCAATGGTTGATAAAGATAAGAAGACACACAAGAAACGTGTAGCTAAAGCAATTAAAGATGGTCTTCAAGGAAAACAAACTCAAGAAACTCAACAAACTGATGAAGTAGAATCCAAGATTGTAACCGAACTTCCAGAGGGAGCTGAAGTTGTTACAGAAGAAGAAGTTAAAGAGGAAGTTAAGAAAGTTGTAAATAAAAAAAATCGTCCAAATGTAAATGATATTAAGAATCGTCTAAGAAAGAAACTAGAAGATAAACAACAAAAAGAAGCGGAAACAAAAATGACAGAGCAACGTCTAACAAAAGCTACACAAGAAGTTGAAGCAAGTGGAGACATGAAAGAAAAGTTAGATTCTAATATTAATAAACTAAAAGACATTCTCCAAAAATCAAAAACAGCATCTTCATAAATTTAAAATTATAAGTT